GTGTTGGCTTCATCGCATCTTGTCTTTATGTGCATTTTTTCCAGCACTTGCGGGAAACGACCTGACAACTGAATGAGTGCCAAGAAAAAACCGACCAAAAAAGGACGACCAGACACCGAGCGCATGGCTTTTTTGCGTGGTAGGGGTCAAAAAATTGGCGTATCAGTTTCAACGCTCGCTCATTGGGAGGATGACGGGGTGGATTTGACAAATGACGCAGAAGTGCGCGAGCATATCTCAAAGCTCGGCAGACTTCCGAAAGGACTGAAGCAGGAATGGATGCCGGCAGACAATGCGCTCGATGAGACACCAGACATGGCGCAACTGAAAGGCGAGTTGCTCAGGACTCAGGACGAGCGAACGGCGCGGAGACTAGCAACCCAGATCAAAGGCTTAGCGGATGCTGAAAAGCTGGAGATTCTTCAATCGAAATTCATCAGCATCGACGAATACCGACAGGCAAATGTCAAACTTGGCGCGGCATTGAAAGCAGCCGTCAACAAGTCGCAGGTCGATCTACCACCGATGCTCTTTGGACTCAACCAGCACCAAATGCAAAAGGTCATTCGCGACTACATGGACAAAATGCTCGAACGACTCAGCGACAAGAAATCAGAATTATGGTGACACTCACGGAAAAGATTGACCAAGGGCTAGACGCATTTCGCGAAGCGTGCCGACCACCCCAGCGATTACTTCCCAGCGACTACGCGCACGATCGGGTGGCAATCTACGAGGGTAAATCACCGCTCTACGATAAAACGGCAACGCCATGGATGAACGAGCCGCTTGATCGCTTAGCAGATCCAGAATGCACCGAGATGATTTTGCTTGCTCCGACTGGATCAGGAAAAACAACGATGATGGAGGCGGCATTGGCTTACATCGTAGCAGAAGACCCTGGCCCTACTCTGGTCATTGGTCAAACAAACGAAACGATTTCAGAATGGTTTGAAACGCGATTGATGCACACGTTCCGAGAAACGGCGGAAACAAAATACCTGATTCCAAGCGGAAAGCATCGGCACAAAGCGCGGAAGGATGCTGTGATTTTTTCCCACATGACGCTATTCAGCACGGGGGCGAACATGTCAGGCACACAGGCGCGATCCATGCGCAGGGTCATTGGCGATGAGATCCACGAATGGAAAGCCGGCATTGTCAGGCAAGCCGAGGCGCGATTGCATGACCGATGGAATCGGCAATTCATCCTAGTTTCACAAGGCGGAGTAATAGGCGATGAATGGCACGGCAAGTGGACGCAGACCAATCAGCGGGAACGCTTTTTCAAATGCCCGAATTGCGAGCATGAGCAAACTTTCTCATGGTCAAACGTACGTTTTGATGAGGTGGATGACGCAATCGCAGCGAGCAAAACGGCGCATATGGTTTGCGAGAATGCCGAGTGCGATTTCGTCATCACCGAGGATCCGGTGTTACGTCGATCACTCAGCAGCGGCGCCTACTACAAGCAGACGACCGACGGCATGGACGGGTCACACGGCTATCGCTTCTGCATGTTGGAAAACTGGACAATTCCGCTTTCTCGCTTGGTTTATGAGCGAATCATTGCCATGCGCGAGGTCAAACGAGGCAATCTGGAGTTGCTGAAATCATTCATTCAGAAACGATTGGCGGATTTCTGGAACGATCAAAAAGAGGATGAGCGACCAGAGCTGACTGGCGGCGGCTATGCTGTGAATAATTTTGCAGATGGCGAGCCGTGGGAAGATGAGCATGTCAGATTTATGACAATCGACCGCCAACAAGATCACTTTTGGGCATGTGTCAGGTCGTGGACTAGCAACGGAGATTCTCGAATGCTTTGGTATGGCAAAATCGACACATGGGATCGGGTAAAACAGATACAAGAGCAATACAAAGTCGAAAGTCGAAAAACCGTCATCGACTGCGGATATCAAAAAGATGAGGTTTACAAGCGATGCGCTCAATACGGATGGCTGGCGTTGCGCGGCGACCAGAGGGACAACTACCCGCACCGAACGCAATCGGGCAAGATGATTCAGAAATCATACAGTCGTTTTCAAACCGTCCAAGGGTCGAACGGCGCAAAGACCATGGTTTGCTTCTTCTCCAACTTGGCAATCAAAGACACTTTGCACCAGCTCAGAACGGGGCAAGGCGTGAAATGGGAGATCCCCGATGATGCCGGCAGCGAATACTTGCGGCAGATCGACGCAGAGGTCAGGCGCGGAGAAGGTAAAACGGCATTATGGAAAAAGAGGCACAATGACAACCACGCAGTGGACTGCGAAGCAATGCAAGTAGTTTTGGCATCGATGCTGGGGCTGATTGGCAGCCCAGAAGCAGAGATCGAGGCGTGAATTTTGACACACGGCAAGAAGCATGGACACTTCCGCCGCTAGTCTTATCAAAGCGTATTATGACGCCGCACAAGACGACCCCAGCATTTTGCAATCACTTATCGCGGCGCGAACCGCTGCACTCACTGGCATGTTGTCAAAAGGCGGCGGGAATACTCTGACAAACAGTCAGAAAAATGGCATTTCTTATTCTGTGCTGGTTTCTTTACCAGAGACAACACGGCTTACAGTTATTAACTCCGCGATTGGATTTATCAAGCGCGGCATTCGTCCAGCATCCAAAGCTCTGGGAGGATTTCAATTATGATCGTCAATCAATTCGGAGAGCCATATAAATTCGCAAAAGGAGCGCAACGCAACACAACGGCGCGACCATGGGAGCCTGTGCAGATGCGCGACATCGGCACTTTGATTCCATCGTGGGATCGCAAAACGCTTGTGTCAGCATCGCGCAGACTTTACACCAATGAAGGCGTTTTGATTGGAGCGATCCAGCAAAAAGCGATGTATTCGGTCGGCAGGTCATGGCAAGCGCAATCGCAATCAAAGGACACCGAATGGCAAAAGCTCGCAGAAGAAAAGATCAACGATGAATGGTATGGAGTTTGCGATGTCAAAGGCGGGATGCACGATTTCAAGACGAGCTTGTATCAAATTTCATGCGCGATTGATCGAGACGGCGAAGCATTTATCTTGCTGACAAAAACTGATGACGACTACCCGCGGATCCAGCACATTCCAAGTCACAGAATCTCAACACCGCAAGACTTTCGCGATGGCAAGCTGACAACGGGAGCTTACCGAGGATTGACGCTGACAGATGGAGTTATTTACAGCAAGGGATCACCAGTTGCCTTCTGCTATGTCGATGAAGATCAGAAGCTGATCCAATACCTATCGGCTCGCGATTGCATCCATCTTTACGATCCGAGCTTTCAAGAGCAGGGACGCGGATTGCCAGCAGCTACGCACGCGCTCAACGACCTCCGCGATGCTTTGCAATCTCACGATTGGGAACGTCATGCGCAGCTAATGCTTTCCAGCATTGGTCTTATCGAATACAACGACACAGGATTACCAGACCCCGATGATCCGATGAACGTGCTAAATGGCTCGTTGTCATCTTGCGGCGAAAAGGGCATCATTCAGGAGTCATACCAAGGAGGGCAGATCCGTTACTTTGCTGCCAAGTCAGGCGGCAAGCTGGAAACGATTAAGAATGATCGCCCAGGTGACATGTGGGAGTCATTCCAGAATCGAATCTACCGCAAGACACTTGCCGGCATGAACTGGCCATACTCGATGATTTGGCACGCAACGGGGCAAGGAACCGCGGAACGGGCTGACCTCGGACGCGCACAACGTGCAGTTGAAGATCGACAGGACTTGCTGGAATATGCAGCTAAGCGCATGGTCGGCTATGCAGTTGCCAAGTTCATGAAGCGCGGAGATTTGCCAGCAAATGATCAATGGTATCGCTGGAAATTCTCATACCCGAAAAAGATCACCATTGACGATGGGCGAGTCAGCAAGGAGCTGATCGAAATGTGGAAAGCTGGATTTTTGAATCCGAATGACGTTCTTGGCTACCTTGGCAAAACTCCAGAGGATCACATCGACGAGCGGATCAACTACCTTGTCATGCAAAAGGTAAAAGTCGCAAACGCAAACAGCGCGTTGCCAGACGGCATCTACATCGAAGATCGCGAAATGGCGATGCTAACACCCAACGAAACAGCACAACCAGATGGCAATCAACCTGCAACCAACTGAGGAGATGGCAATCGAAGCCAAGCGCGGTCTTCAATGGCGGCGTGAATACGGGCGCGGCGGCACCGGGATCGGAGTTGCACGCGCTCGCGACATCAGCAATCGAGCAACACTATCACCCGACACGATCGGGCGCATGGTTTCCTATTTTGCGCGGCATGAAGTTGATAAAAAGGCTGAAGGATTCCGACAAGGCGAGCAAGGCTACCCATCGGCAGGACGAATCGCATGGGCATTGTGGGGCGGCGATGCTGGTCAGTCGTGGGCAAACTCAAAACAAAAACAACTAGAAGCAAACAATATGATCGAGATTGAAAACAAAGCAGCGAAGGTCAAACTGAACGATAGCGTCCACAAATTAAGCGTGGACGAAGTGATTGAGCAGATCGACAAGGTTTATGGAATGGCGGCAGTTGATGCGTGCTATTCCTTCGGAGAAGTCACAGCCTCGGCAGATGGCGCGGTCGATACTCTCGAAATCGAGATCCACAGCGCAGGCGGGAGCGTGTTTGACGGCTACCGCATTTACAACTCCATGCGCGAACTATCGGCACGGGGCGTGAAGGTCACGGCAAAGATCAACACAATGGCAGCATCTATGGCTTCCGTTATTGCCATGGCAGCAGACCGCATTCAGATCGCAAGCAATGGCAGAATCATGATCCACGATGCAAGCGCGGGGCAGCATGGAAACGCTGAGCAACTCCGCAAGACTGCCGACATGCTTGACGAAATCAGCGATGACATTGCGGCAATTTACGCAGAGCGAACGGGTAAAGATAAAGACGACATCAGAAAAATGATGCTCGCTGAAACTTGGATCAAGGCAAAAGACGCAATCGAAATGGGATTTGCCGATGAAATTTTTGACACGAAAACAAAAACGATGAGCATTCTCGATAAATTCAAACCAGACGCCGCGCTTGTGGAAAAAGTGAGCGGATTAGAAACATCGCTTGCTGATGCTGAAAATCAGATCACCGAAATGTCGGCGCAACTGGTAGAGGCTCAAAACGACCTTGCAAACGCAATCAGCGAATTGACCGAAGCAAAAAACAGCTATTCGACTTTGACCGCTGAGCATGACGCCGCAAGCGAAGCTTTGATCAACGCACAAACCGAGCGTGACGCACTCGCTTCTGAGATCGAAGCAGTCAAAGCATCGGCATCATCCAAAGCCGCTGAAATCCTCGCATCTGCTGGCGTTCCCGCACTAGAGAACGTGGACAATGCAGGCTCTGAACTTTCTATTCGCGAGCAGTACAACGCTCTAAAAACTCCCGCTGAACGTCAATCCTTCCGCGAGAAAAACTGGAATCAACTAATCAACCAATAATCAACAACCATGGCTAACACATTCGACTCCGCACTTGTTACCGATGTCCTCCGCGACACCGCAATCACCGTTCTGCAATCCCGTTTGGCTCCGCTAAACGCTTTCTCGCAGGATTTCTCTTCTGACTCCATCGCTCCTCGCCGCACTGTTCAAGTGCCGATCGCGACCGCTGGCGGCACAACTCAAACCAACGCATCCAACTTTGAAAGCGGCGACAGCACGCTTGACAATGTGGCAGTGACGGTCAACCAATACACCAACAGCTTTGCGCTGACCAATACCGAAATCAATCAAGGTTTCCGCATTGAAAACATCGCCAAGATCAACCTTCATCAGTTGGCAAACAAGATCATCGACATTGCCTTTGCTCCAATCACAACCGCCAACTACGGTGCTGCTGTGGTCGATGTAAACACCGCTGCTGATTTCGGCGTGGCACAACTCAGATCCCTTTGGGGCGCATTGAAAGATGGTGACGTTCGCAACGTTATCTTGGATGGCGACATCTACGCTCAATTCTTGCCATCTAACCTTGAAGCATTCCAAGTTGCTTCTGGCGGCAAGAATGTCGGCATGTATGGCTTCGACTTGTTCACCTTCAACAACCGCTGGAGCGGCGCAGGTGCAACGATCAAAGGCTTTGCTTGCTCGCCTCAAGCCATTGCAGTTGCATCTGGTTTGCCAGTTAGCAGCCCAGTTGACAGCTCGATGATTTCTCAGGAAAACATTGTTATTCCTGACCTTGGTTTGACAGTCCAGATGAACATGTGGACAAGCCCATCGACCCGCGCACTCTGGGCATCTTACGATGTTATGTTTGGCGCAGCCAAAGGCGATGGATCGGCTCTTAAGCTCGCAATTCTCACGCCTTGATGAACTTCATCGTTTGCAATAAAAATTCTGCAATCATCGCTTCCCTTTATCGGGAGGCGGTGAACGCTGCCCAGACTATCGCAAACGAAACTGGAGAACCATGTCGCATCTATCGTTTGCCTCCGTTGCTAGTTGAAAATGTAATTAGACCGCTAAAGGTCGAAGAAACACAAGCACCGAAGCCGACGAAAAAAGCGAAACGCAAATAAATTTCTGGTAGTATTCATAGCATCCATCCCGTCAGAAATGGCGGGGTGGTTTTTCTTGATTATAAAATAACAAACCGCAACTTACAAAAGAACACTTTATGGCTATCACATCCGCTCAGACATATTACGGCACAAGCTTTATAGCAACCCCAGTTTCAACACTGACTAGAGGAAGCCTCACGGTAGGAGTATCGCCAACGCAAGAATTGTTTACAACTGCCGATATTGGCTATGCAATTAGCACAAGGCTTACCACATCAAGCACCACGGCAACGCTAGACGTTCAATCAGGTGTTTGCACTGGAAGCGCGGCATTTGTCGCAGGAGTTGCACAAGTCGAAACTGCCACAGTAGTTGCTGCGGCTGGGGCAACATCAAACGGCAACTGCATTGTTACCGTGACTGGATCCACTTTAACAGGATCGCCACTAGCTGTGACAATCGCCTTAACAACAGCAGCTAACACCGCCACACTAGTTGCAAGCGCACTTGCTGCGGGACTTAACGCAAACACAGCTATCGCCGCGAAATACTCGGTGGCAAGCTCAGGTGCCATTATTTTATTAACAGTAAAAGCAGATGCAAACGGCAATTACCTAGCCAACGATGGAACGCTTAACATAGCAATACCTGGCGGTTTAGGTATCACAGCGGAAGCAACAAGCACAAACACCACCACTGGAGTTGCCAGCAGTGGCGTGCAAGTCTTAGACGGAGACGGAAAAGACTTTGAAGGCTTGACACTGCCATCCATGGCGCGCATCTACGCGCTGGAAATCAACGTGACAAGCGGCAGCGCATCGGCGTCAAACGGCACTCAGGTTTTCCCCCTGCCTTGCAAGATTTGGAATACTAGCGGCATCACTGGCAGCATGTTGACCTCTGATTTAGTTATCACGGCCGCATCAGCAGGAACTAATGTTACGATCACCGCTTTGGGCAAATCATCGTAACGATAAAAAGCTTTCGTGATTGGTCATTTTTTGATCATGATTGACATTACAACGCATTCACTGGAAACGGTGGGTGCGTTTTCTTTTGACTTGATGCGCTAGTATATGAGCGAATTAGACGACTTCATGCTTTCACATAACGACGAAAGCGATTCAACAATGGGGACGGAAAACATGACATGCAACAGTCAAACCTTTCCAGTTGTTGTCAACATCTTAGCAAAAACCGTTGATGGCGAGTATGGCGGATTAGAGCCACAGATCCGAGGAACTGTCGTTGCACAACCTGCCGATATTACAAACCCGATGACATTGCTTAACAAACGGGCTTCGATCAACAGCGTAGTTTACCGCATCACGGGCGTGGACGTTGGCACGATTGGAATCACCTTCACACTCGGCGATCCGAACGAAACGCGATGATCAAGATCACCATCAGCCCAGCGCAGCGCAGAAAGCTCGATGCGGAAATGAAAGAGTTTGCCAAGCGTGCCGGCGTTGCAGTTGGCGATACCGTTGTCATCTTGGCTCAATCATGCGCAAAGGAGCTGGCAAGAAAAGTTCAGCCTTGGGGATTAAATCAGGGAACTGGCGACAGGTTTATGCAATCCATTGCAAAGCAAGTTCACAAAGCTGCAAAATACGCAGTCGGCAACGGAATAGACGGCGAGATCCAAGATGTTCACGCCAAGCTAAGAAATAAAAAAGGACAAGTTGATGTTGATGCGCCAAAACAAATCACTCCAAAGCGCGAATGGTTTATTTCTGGAAAGGTCAATTATTACATCAAGCAGCAACAAGCAAAAGCAGGAAAAGCTAAAGCTGGATGGATTGCCGCGGGCGAAAATATCAGCTCACCATTATTGCTGACATCAAAAAACAAGCAGCGCAAAATCAAAGGAATCAGCAAGTGGATTCGTCGGCACGTTAAAGAGCCAAACGGCACGGCAAAATTCAACCGCCAACAAGGATTGTCATCGAGCGTTGCGCTGACAAATAAGGTCGATTACGCATACAGCGTAAACAATACAAACAAGGGCTATGTCGCATCATCCCTTGCCGATGGCTACAAGCGAAGCGTAACGGTTTTACGCAAAAGGATTAAAGAACTATCATGAAAACACAATTACTTAAGGAACGAATCGTTGACATTCTCAATGCTGAAATTACAGAGATTGAAAGCTACGATGCTGAGCAATTTGGATTTGTCGAATTGCCTAGCATTAGCGTCAAAATGCAATCATGCGAGCGCATGACAAAAGCGATGACAAAAGCGTTTACGTCTCAGGTAGACATCACTTTGCGAGCGCATAGCGGCGATTCTTTATCGGTCGATCAGATCAACGGGGTGACAAATGAGATAGAGGCATTGCTCAGCGATAATTTCAAAGATCAGATCAATGCCGGCATCAACAATCTCTGCGTTGACTACTTTGCACATAACGGAGGAATCCCAGAGTGGGAGGATAACACATTGCAATGCCGATTTGATTGCGAGGTGATTTTTCAGATAATTTGACACAATCCAAAAAGTATCATGGCAACTTTACTTGGCGCAACGAACGGCGTATTTGGAATCGCAAATGCGCAAACAGGATTTCTTCTTGATTCGACATCATGGGCTTATTCCGACGATGTGAAAATGGTCAAGAACATCAGCGGTGACGACACAGGGGAAGCGCATTACAATGAGCGCGTAGAGATTCAGCTTAGCGGATTCTTGCCGGCAACGAGCGCATTCGCAGGAACGCTCGCTAGCTCCATCGCTCTTGCAACAGTTCCGACCGATCACCTTATCGGCAGCATCAGCGCGGGGATGACGATCATCCAAACGATCACCCGCAACAACAGTTCCGAGGATTACCAACGCATCGAGCTGACCGCTAAGTATAGCCCAACAATCGTTTCAGCCTAATAAATTCCAAAACTAGAAAATGAATAACTTCCTTGGAAAAAAAGGAGAGTCGTTGTCTCACTTAACAATGCAGACAACAAACCCGCAGATCGCAGCGACGATCATTGCGATTGACGTTCCGCTTCTCAAATCCGCACCGATGAAAAACTTTGTCGGTGACGGATTGAAAGCTCCGCGCATTACTTGGCACTTCGCAGGTGCATCTCCAACAGGCAACACGGCGAGCATGGTCATCGATGCGTGGTATAACGATGCGTGGTTACAAGCTAATCCAACACATACCGTTGCAAAAATCAAACGAGCATTTGAGGCTATGAAGGCACTTGCTCAGCAAGCTAAAGGCAGGGACGTTTATGTCGATCGCTGCATGTTTTCCGATACCATTTGCACCGCATCCACGCCACAAGCCGCTACCATGATTGCGCTTGGTCATCCATGTTTTGGTTACACCTTACACGCTGGATCTTACTTCTGGCATTTCAACCGCACGGCAGATGCTGACATGGCACTCTGGGAGGATAAATTGATCCATGAGAAGTTGCCCAGCGAAGACCTCAGCTACATCAAGACGGCGTTGCTCAACTGGCGGCAACTACTAACCGACATTAAGACGCCAACGCATACAGCGGTGCAGCACGGGCGAAGAACGGCATACGTAGGGCGCGACGATGACGCTAAAGCACAATCACAAATTGAAAAACTACTTTACAGAAAATGAACAATACACCAATCGTAAAAGACCAGCAGTTGCGACCGCTCACCAAGTTCGCTTGGAATCGCATTCGTGAATTTTTTCCATCCGACAAATCGAGAGGAAAGGAAATTTCATTCTTGGCAATCTTTGGTTACGCCGCGCTTGCATCACTCGACGAAAAGGAAACGCTCAGAGCATACAACGACGACGATGCTTTTTTCGACGCAATGGCAAAGGTCGGAATGAGTTACACCGAAGACGATGAAACGATCGTTGGTGAATACGTGCAAGGGGTCATCAACCGATGGGAGGCGGCACAAGTCGAAGTTGAGCAAACGGGAAAGCGGGAATCGTAAGAGCGGATCCACCAGACGACGATGACTATGTGGTCGATTTGATTGCGAGCGAATATGGATGGGCGAGGAATGAAATCAGGGAACTACCAATGGACGAAGAAGCGCGGATCATTCATGCAATCCTTTTCCGAAAAGGCGCACGGGTTTTCCGCAAGAATATCACAACTGAAAAGATCACAAAGTCACTTGCTGACAGGCTCGCAGAAATCAACGAGCAAGCGCAAATTGACATAGATTCAGAAATGGAAGGTATATTATGGCATTCACCGTAGACATCAAAGGTAACGCATCGCACTTGGACAAAACGCTCAAGGGCGTTAAAACATCGCTTGGAAGCATTGGCACCGTTGCTGGTAGCGTTACCACAGCACTTGCTGGAATGGGAACTGTAAGCGCGGCGGCACTTGGTGCATTTGTTATTACATCGAGCAAAGCGGCATCAAAAATAGAGGATCTCGCTTTGCAGTTTGAAGTGCTAACTGGATCAGCTAAAGTATCAAAAGATTTACTAGAAGCATTTAGAAAAGAAGAAGAAAAATCATCACTCAATTTAGAGGATTACGGAAACGCAGCGAAAACATTGCTTGCGTTCGGGACTAGTGCCGATCAGGTTTTGCCATCGCTAAAAATGCTCGCTGATGTTTCCATGGGTAACGCAGAGCGTTTCGGATCGCTTGCGCTAGCATTCGCGCAAACATCGGCATCGGGTCGATTGATGGGTCAAGAAGTATTGCAATTCATCAGTGCTGGATTTAACCCTTTACAACAAATATCCATAAAAACAGGGGAGTCCATGGCTCAACTGAAAAAGCGCATGGAAGATGGTGGGGTGTCAGTCGCTGAAGTAAAACAAGCGTTTATTGATGCAACATCTGAGGGCGGCAGGTTTTACAAAGCAATCGACAAAGGATCAACCACTACAAGCGCAAAGCTGAATCAGCTAGACGCAGCGGTGACAAGATTGCAAGCAGCATTCGGCACTGGCTTTAACGAGGGATTGCGTGACGCTCTCGATGCAACAAACAATTTCTTGCCGCAGCTAGAAGCGAAATTCACTGAAGCTGGCGAGATCGTCGGCAGTGCAATTTCAGATGCGATTGCTGGCGATTATGAACGCTTTGGATTGATCGGCGGCGTTATTGGCGAGGCTCTTGTCGCCGGATTGAAAGCCGTATGGTTTAAGGGCGTTGACGAGCTTTTTTTGGGTTCATTTAGAGATATTACATTAGAAAAAGCAATTCCTATTGCTAATTTATTGCCAAGCGCAATTACAGATCCAGCAACAGCAATGATGCGCTCAGGAGCGCAATCAGTTTTCGGCGAAGATTCAGGTTCTTTACCTGCATATATCCAACAAGGACTCAAAGATTCTGAAGCACCAAAAATGCTGGAGCAACTCAGAGAGCTTAACCGCACTGGAAAATCACAGCTTGAAAAATTAGAAAAACTGAAACAATTTCAAAACGCTAAATACACCAACTAATTATGGCTATTACGATTATAGGGCTAAATTCAAGCAGTATTAGACCTCAACCAGGCTTCTCTGTTCAGCAGAGTGAAACTGGAGGATGGATCGGAACGCACACCGTCATCGTAACACGTGATGGATTTGACAATGAAGCAATTAGATCTAAATTTGCTAATGGACAACTGCTGACTGGAATTGATCCAGATATTCCTGCTTTATTTAACTTTTTAAGAGTTACCGAAGTAAGTGTTGCAGCTAACGAAGGCGATTTAATTACACTTCAAGTCACAGCATCAGGAAGCAGCAGCGCACAATATGGATTCGATGAGGATGAAGAGCTTGGAACAAATGCTTTGCCTAAATACTTTCTCGCTGGAGAATTGCGGGACAGACCATTTTCAGAGCATAGAAAATGGAAAGCTTTAACGCCACAATCAAAAACATTGCTTGGATTGCTTCTTAACGGAGGTCTTGAATATGTTCCAGAATACAAAGAAATTGGTGGGGCATTAGGAAATAAAAACATTAACGGATTATTTTGGACTCCATCGTCTTTGCAATTTCCTGAAGAAGACGTCAATGCCTTAAAATTTGCAGCTCTAATTGCAGAAGGACAAACTACTTATGAGTCAGCGGCATACACTTGGACAGAATCAACAGAGGGAACTTCATCGTTGACAGGTGGGCAATTAAACAATTTATCCAAAATATCAAATCCAAGAGGCGAGCCGCCAACTGCATCAGGTGAACGAGACTGGAGATTGACAAGTGTTAGCCAAGATCAGCAAGGATTGCTTTATAGAACAACTTTAACTTGGACACTTTCTGATGAAGGTGGACATAATTCTTTTTTGTATGATTAGAAACGGAGATTTACCAATACAGTTGCCATCATTTGTTAGATCTGGCGACAACATATCAGCTAGAACAATAAATCAACTTATTACCGCCATCCGTAGATTAAGTAATAGAACGCCAGTTGATTCTAGTTCTGGTAAAGGATCTAAATCATCAAAATCGCCATTTATGCCTATACTTAAGGCAGTTAAAGGCGAGAATGATGAATCTGGAGTTCCACAATTTACGTATAAAAT